GTAGCTCTTGATGCTGATGTAGTACTTAAAGCAAACGAAGCTGTTTCAATATTACCTACAATAGTATTTGCTACCGTCAAATTACTTACTGATAATCTATTGGTAGATGGGTTGTAAAAGAAATCACCAGCACTAGCGTCAATTCTTACTTGTTGATTTGAATCTGATGATACAAATGTTACAGGAAAGCTTGCATTTGTTGTTGTAGAAAGAACATTTACTAAAGTTGATTCATTAGCAGTATTAGCCAATACAGTAAAATCAGCCGTTGATGCGTTTGTAGCATAAGATGAAGATATTGCTTTAGATGCAGTTCCAAATGCAAGAGATAGGTTTACTTGTGATGACCCACTCACCAATCCTGCGGGCTTGTTAGTAATCAAAGACCAATCAGCGGAACCTGAACCAGCTACAATAGTATTCAGAGTTACAGCTACTGAAGAACTAAATGTGTTATATGAAGAATTAGATGGATAATCAAATGCGTTTACTAACGAACCTGTTCCATTTACAAGGGCAGAGCCTGATACTTGAACTAATTGCTCGTAAGTATCTTTTAGTTCTTGTGTAGTAAGATTAAAATTTGCCATATGGGTTCCTTATTGTGGTAAATATTTGTATCGTGAATCAGTAACTTTGATACCAAGTTTTTTCATATCATCTAAATAACTACGCTTTGTTACAAAGGGTGAGTTAAACGCAGTGCGTTGGTCAGGGAAGATTTCCATACCTTGTTCGGTTCCAAATTCAGGAAACATATCTGAAGCATTATCAATCAAATATCCAACCAATCTTTCTGCATACCACTCAGCTTTGTTTCTAACTGAATCTCTTTTCTTATCGTAGATTCTAATATCAGCAGGTTGGGCTTCTGCACCTCCTTGTGGGATAAGCAATCCGTTATTACGAGGTCTTAACCAAATACTTTCAAGGGCTTCGTAGTAAGACCAATAAAGTAATGTATCTTGAATGTAGCCTGTCATTAGGGTAAGATAGTTTCCACTCAATGTATTATTATTTACATCACTAATCAATTTCTGATAAAGGGTATATCCAATGTATTGTTGGATATGAATATCTTGGGCTTCTCTAATTGCGTTCTTTAACAAATCAGCATCAACTGATTGGTTTAAATCAGAAAACGCTTTTAGTTTGTTTTCGCTGATGAATAGGGTAGTTACCATTAGATTCCTCCTTGAGATTTTTCTTCTAAAATTAAATTTTCACCTGATTCTGCTTCTACTGATGTTACAACATCAACCTCTTGAGTACCATCTTCAAATAATCTTATTTGTTCTACACCAAGGACTGTATCAATACCATTTACTTTGAATAACATTTCAAAAGTTTTTAAGATGTCTGATTGCATTGGGTAGATTACCGTAGTCAAGAAGTGTGCGTAAGCATCCAACAATTCTTGCCTACCACCAAGTTGACCTTCGGTTTTGATACCCAACAACATAGGTGAGGTAATTCTATGACCTGTTAGGATTTTTTGTGTTACCATATCGTTTATCGTAGTGTAATAACCATCAGCACCATTTTGTGGTATAGGAGTAATTATGGGGGCTTGGTCGGGTGATGCAACATCCATATACATCAATGAACCTGCGTTATCTGAACCTGCGTAAGCAGCCCTTAATTGTCTTTCAATTGATTCTCTTTCTTCTTCGTTTGCATCAGTAAATGTTGTGATGGCTAAAGAAGGAGCTAATCCGTTTTTAATGTTGTTTGTATGGAAATTATCCACTTCAGCATCTAACTGAATTGTTTTAAATGCGCCCATGTAATCGGGTAGGGGGTAATACTCTAAACCAGCAGTATAAGGTTTAAAGTAAAACAATTGAGATGGAGCCGTTCTATCTACCTTACTGAATGTTGGTAAATAAGGAATATCTTTTTTGAATGGAACTATACCAACTCTTTTACCAAAGTATTTTGAAACATAATAGCCTGGCACATGACCTCTATGGTCTGATTTGTGTGCTCTGATGTAAGAGAAATCAACATGGTAAATTTCTGCAATTTTAGTTCTATCGTTACTCCATATAATCTCTAATGCGAATCCACCAAAAATAACTCTATCAAGTGCTATCTTATTGAAAATATCATTCCAAGATTCACCATCTTTGTTTATTCTCTCTAAAAGAGATTCATCAATGCCTGTTAATCCTTGTCCAACCACGGCTTGGTGTTTAGCGTTTATAGCCGTGCCATTTACTGAAGACCTTTGATAAAGTTCAATGAGTTGTTGTGGGAACTTATTGTTCTCTCCAAAATAAACAATATCACCCTTGTCATCTTCAAACACATACCCATCAGGGTAGTAGAATTCACCATACTTGGGTATGATACTAAATTTATGTCTTTTTAATTCTTCCATAATATTATCCGTTAAAAACTATATAAGCCGCATTTTCATTAGTAGAAGAAAATTCAGTTCTTGAAACACTCTCTGAAACATATGCCTTTGTAGTCGCTTGGTTGATAAATGTATCTATTGTTCCTAATGACCATACTACATTAGATGTTCCGTATACTTGAGTTGATGTTCCCCAAACTTGAACAACACCCCCTACAATAGTTTGAAAGGTAACATCATATGTCCCACCTTCTAAATTAATATTAGTAGGAAGTATTATTTTACCTTTTACCCAATTTCCTGATGATGTAGCTGGGAATATAAAAGATGATGAATCTTGGGTATACCCATCAACAAATAAAGCCCTTACACTCTGTCCTGATGAAAATGAGGAGGAGGGTATAAAGGTGATGTTATTGGATGAAGATGCGTATAAATAAATCATTTAGTATATCCAAAAAAAATAGTAGTTAGGGAGCTGCGAAATCACAACTCCCCACTACTATTATATAAAAATTAACTAACAGTGATACCTGAAAGGACTCCAGCCAACGAAGAACCCGAAAGGGCGCTTGCTGGGTCTGGCTCTTGACCTGTGAAGGTCAAAGTATATCCTTGTAAATCACCGAAAGCTGTTCCGGTTTGTGCTTGTCCACCACTTAATGAAAGTCCACGAGTTTGTCCAAGTAAGAAGAACACAGTACCACTCTCTGAATTGTTTGTTTCAACAATCATTGTGATATCTGGGTTTCTAGCTAATGTTCTGACTTGGTTTCTTGTGGAAGATTGCAATTTGTGGAATGGCGCGTTGACGACCTGTTCGTAAAAAATGGTTCCATTTTCTAAAGATGCGTTGATAGTCTCGGTGAAATCACCTGTTTGACGAGTCAACTCAAATTTATAGAAAATACCTGAACCACTAATTACTGAAAGCAAACCTTCAGTGCCACTTGTTGAACTAATACTGCCGGACAAAATGTAAATGTTTTTTAAACCACCGGTGTTATCACGGCAGCCAAGGGTAAACCCTGAAACAATATCGCATGTAGTACTCATTTTTGTCCTTTTTTATTTTTATTCAACAATTACGCTCTGTTGTTACTAACCCAGAATTCAGGATAAGCTACCTGTACTCCAAGCTTTGTTACAACGCGGTGCTTCAACTGGTCTTGGTTTATATCGTACCAAAGCATAAAATTAGATACGTCGCTTAGCAAATCCACACCAACTACGATTTGCTTAGCAGGTCCCATAACCAAACGGTCTGAACCGGCAAGACCGATTGTTCCAACAACAGTTAAGTTTTGAACGAATGGGTATGTCATAGCCATTGTGTTTACACGATTCTCAACTGATGATGGGTCGTAGTAGAAGTTGTTTAAGGTACGAAGAGCAACAACATACTTTCTAAAGTTTGCGATTGACATGAATACAGTTAAGTCTTCTCTATCTTGAACATCATTAGCAAGGTTCTCTAACATTGTATCAATCGTTGTAAGGATGTTAGCTGAAGTAACAGCAGAACCTGTGATTGAGTTAGGAATTACTACGCCAGTAGTGGCTGAAGAAAGGATTTGATTCAATCCGTTTGAACAAGCGCCTGAAGCGGTGTTAGCGGTCCAAATGAAATTGTCGTTGTTCTTTTGGAAACCACGAACGATTTGGTCAGAGTATTCAGTAACAAGAGTAAATGTCTCGTTGTATGAACCTTCAGGCTGAAGAACACCAAGGTACTTCTTGTCAAGGTTGCGTAAGCAAAGACCATCAAATGATGATAATTGGCAAACTTCAAGGTCACGCTGGGTGAAAGAAGCAGTACCGGCTGCAGATGTTACACATCCGTATCCGTCTACGATTTGCAAATCAACTTCAAACAAGTTAACTGGTTCTTTGTATTTGACGCCCTCTTTTACAGTGACGTACTCAATTGTTGAGCCGACCATGATGGATTTGACCATCAATTCTCCGGCGGTTTGGTTGCTAAAGTCTGACAATGCAGCTACATTAAATCCCATATTTTTCCTTTTTAATTAGTTTTTTGATTTTTAATCGCAATGAATTTATCAACTAAATCTTGATTTAATGATTTAGAAAATTCAGTACGAGTTGAGGGGTGACCTACGATAGTCTTTTCGGCAGCAGGAGCTGAGGAGAAGGTTGAGAATTTAGATTCTAAAGCAGTCATTTTTTCATCATACTTAACCATCTTCTCTTCCATTTTTTTCATCATCTCTTCTACGACATCCGAAACAGCCTCTGTTACAGCTTTGATAACTTCTTCTGAAATTACCTCTTCTACAACATCAGCGACTTCAGTAACTACCTCTTCGGGAGTTGCTTCCATCTTCTCTTCCAGCATTGGCGTTTGAGTAGCCATTGTAGTTTCCATGATTGCTTCTATTTTGCCATCTTTGGTTTTTATTGTTACACCACCTTCAAGCATATGCTCTCCATCAGGTGCAGCGACATTGCCGTCTTCCGTTACAACAAATATTGCTAAACCTTCAGCAAGTGCTTCACCATCATATTCTAATGTGAGTGCGCCGTCTGCGGTCTTAATTGTCATAAAGGATTGTTTTTCAATTAGGTTAAAGTGTTTTTTAACCAATTCTTTAATACTATTCATTGTGAATCCTATTATTTTTTATAAAATATAATTAAAATAAATTCACTCACCCCATTTACTAATCACTAATAATCGCAATTATTTAGTCCAAAAAGTAAAACTTTGTTTAAGTTTTATTTATTCTCTACCCATATAAATATCTAACTCAAAGGGGTTTCGTT